TAAAAAATGTTTTTAGCTTGTTATTGTGTATACAGTGCTGTCTGTTTCCGCCTGTTTAGCTTTTTCTTCAGCTTGCTTATCTAAAAATGCCTGATAATTTTTTTCCATTGTAGCAGTATTACTACTACAACCTCTAGTTGTAATTTTAAGTTGAACAATTGATGTTAATAAAATACCAGTATAAATATACCATAATGCCTCACCAATATTATCTCTTGTTACGACTAACTCAAACAATTGTTTTCTAATATCTTTTGTTTCTTCTGAATTGTCATCTCTATATTTTGGTTTCATCAATGGATTTAAAATTTTCCAATAATTTAAAAAATTATCAGGAACAATTTGATTTATTAATATAGATGTATTTCCACAAATTTTAACAATAGTATCTGCCGCATCTTCTATTGCTTCTTTTTCTTCTTTACTTTCTGTGCCAGTAAATTTTTTTTCAACATCTCTGTTTACCAGTAGTTCAGTTATTATTTTTGTAGCAGAACTAGAAACATAAAAATATCCAATTACATCAGAAAAAGCAGTTTTAAAACCAGGATAAATTATTAAAACTATAATTATAACTCCGAATATTAGTGTCCATGGAATAAATGTTAAAATACCTGCCGCTCCAATATTTTCAGAAATACTTCCTCCGCAAGTTGTAGAAATGACAGAAGCATTTACACCAAATTGAATTAACATAACTAGCACTAAATAAATACCTAAATATAAATAATTATTTTTACTATATTCTTTATATTTTTTCTCATCTACTAGAGCATCATATGACAAATTTGGCTTCAGTGCCATATAATAAAATACGGTAGTCAATATAAAAGTTAGAATATTTAAATAAGAATTAGCCATATAGATATTGGGTATAATATTTTTTAGTTTAATAAAAGTATTTATTATGGATTTCAATGATTTCGAAAAACCACGATTAACAGAACCAGGAATAAAATATTTTTTAAATGAAACACTTAAACAGTGTCATATATACAAAAGTAATTATAATAATATACTTATAAATATTGGATTACTTATTGGATTCTTAATAATTTTAGGAGCAATATTATTCTACAAATACAAAGGTAGACTAACACAAGTAGAAAAAGAAAGAAAAACTAAAGAAAAACAACAATATATATTATCAAAAGTTAAATCATTTCAAGAGGCTAAAAGAACAGCTCATCAAGAATTAATTAGTGGATTACCTGGTTGGGATAGTGAATATGACATAATAAATAATAAAATTAAATTATAATAAATAATAAATAATATAAAATATATATAATGATATCATTTGATGAAGCATTAAATAATTATTATGAATTTAAGACATTATATGAAACATCATATGACAAGGAAAAACGAGATATAATCAATAATAAAAAAATAAGTTGGAATGAAAAAAGAAGTAGATTTCAAAAACTAAAACCCAAATGTATAAATTGTAAAAGACCTGTTGGAACCATTTTTTCTAGAAAATTTACAGATAATGTATATGGTGGATACAAAAATTTATTAGCAGTTTGTGGAGATAAAGTAAATCCATGTAAATTAAATATAAATATTAAATTAGATATTGTAAATTCATTAGAAAATAATATAAAGGAACTTGATGATAGAATCAAAGAAGATAAAGATTTCATTATTCAAAAAAAAAATGAGCTATTATTTGGTTACATTACAACTGAAAAAGCTATAAATACATTTGAACAATACAAAACAGAATTAAATGAAACATACGACTTAAGAAATTTCTTTTTAGAATTACTAATAAGTAAAACAGATAATGAAGATAAAAAAAGAGAGTTAAAAGATTTATTAACTGAATATTATGTAATTATTAAAAATATAAATAAAGATATTCAAGATGCTAATATAGACGGTAACAATCAATTAATTGAAGATACTATAAAAAATAATTATGTTGATTTACTTATGAGTAAACCAGGGACCTCTGATACACAACCTCAAATTGGTAAACTAGAAAAAATCAGAAATCTAAAATACATGTACAATAATGTAGAATATAATGAAGACACAAATAATTATCATTTAGTTCAAAAAAAAAATACAATAGAAAGTTTAGAAGAACCGTATAGTTCTGAGTTAATCAGTTATGTTTTTGGTATATTTGAATCTAGAGGCAAAACAAAGAAAAAAGGTATGAAGAAAAAGAAATCCACAACTAGAAAATTAACTATTGAAGAAGATTCACCAGCCGAAGAAAAAATTCAAGAAGATATAGCTATAGCTGCGCCTTCAAAACTACCAATAATTGGACCAGATGGAACAATTACATGGGAAGATGAAAATTACAAAAAGGCATGGAATAAACTCTCATCAAAACACAAAGAGTTATTATCTAAAGATGCTGAATGGTTACAAGAATCAATGGACGCTTATGCTATAAATGAACAAGAACGAAAAACATTTAAATTTATATATCCTAGAAATATTATATTTCCACCTAGAAAATTAGCTGATGGTTCATTTGATTTTGGTAATGAATATTATAATGAAGTAGCTAATACTTATAAAGGATTAATTATGGACTATCTAAAAGATTTAGAAAGGATTGGTAAACCAGGTAATAATGTAACTCAAAAACTAGCAGATACGTGGTTTAAGGGTAGACTTGAAGAAAAGATTTATGATTATTTTTATCCTGTAAGGTCTCAATTAATTGGACGTTAGGTATAGTAAAGTAATAACGCTCCAGATAATATTTTAATATGTATATTATTTATAAATGTTACTAAACTACATATCAATCCCTGTATTTTTAATTAGTTTTGCCATAGGATTATTTTTTATTTATGTTTTAGGACCCAAAATGAAAAAAATTTTAATTTATCCATCACCAGAAAATGTTGATAAAGTTTTGTTTAAAGATAATGCTGATAATTGTTTTTATTTTAAAGAAGTTGAGGTTAGTTGTCCATCAGATGAATCAAAAATAATGAGCATACCAATACAAGCCTCATAAATTAGTAATTAATATTAATATAATATTATATTAATATTATATTAATATTTTATTATATTAACAATGCATCTAGGAAAATTTGTACACACGGAAACAGGAAAATATCTAATGTCTATTTTATTAGGTTTTGGTTTAGCTTCTTTATTTAGAACAGTTTGTAAGGACAAACAATGTTTAATTTTTAACGCTCCGCATTTAAACCAAATACAAGATAAAATACATAAATATGATAATAAATGTTATAAATATGTGCCTGAATCAACAAAATGTAATAAAAATAAAAAAATAATAAATTTTGCGTAATTACTATAATCAATCATTCTTTATAATAATTATGAGTGATACAACTAATATTTTAGACTTGCCAACTGACCCAGCAGGAGGAGGTAATGTTAGTAATAATATATCTATAAGTTCTAGTGAAATTAATCAACCATCTCAAAATAATACTGGAATAAGTTTAGACCAAACTACTATAAGTCAAATTGTAAATGGACTTCAACAAGCTAGTATTACTGGTGTTACTCAATTACCATCAAGGGATATTCCTATGAGCACAAGTGGTATTACAACTGACCCATACACACAACCAAATTATGTCCCTGAGATTCCTCAACAACCAGATTATATTAAAAATTATGAAACAAATGAGGATATGATAAATAATTACAATAGAAACGCACAAAACGCAAATTCACTTGATGATATGTATAATGAAATTCAAACTCCTTTATTATTAGCAGTATTATACTTTTTATTTCAATTGCCATTTTTCAGAAAAAATCTGTTTACTTATTTTCCTATTCTTTTTTCAACTGATGGTAATTTAAATATTAATGGATTTTTATTTACTAGCATACTTTTTGGATTATTATTTTATATGTTAAATAAGATAACAACACATTTTGGCAAATTTTAATTGTTTATAAACATTAAAAGTTTATTTTGCTATACTTTTTTAAAAAGTATATATAATGATAAATGAATATGTTGAAAAATTTATTGAAAATTTACCAGATGAACTAAAAAACACTAAAAATCCTATAAATTTAGATTTAGTATTAGACGGTGGTATTTTCAATGGTAGCTATTTAATTGGAGCTTTGTATTTTTTAAAAGAAATGGAAAAAAGAAACTATATTAAAATATGTAGAATATCTGGATGTAGTATAGGTTCTATTGTTGCTTTTATATACATAATTGATTGTTTAGATATTTCTGAAAGTTTTTATAGAATTATTTTTCAACAACTAAAAAAAAATTATAATTTAAATATTAGTTCAATCCTTCGTTCAATATTAAAAGATAAAATTCCTGATGATATTTGTAGTAAAGTAAATAATAAATTATATATTACATACACAAATATACAAAAAAGAAAAATTAAAGTTAAATGTACTTATAAAAATAAAGAAGAAATAATAAATACAATAATAAAATCTAGTTATATTCCGTTTTTTATGGATGGAAATATATTATTTGAAAATAAATATATTGATGGTTTAAATCCATATGTATTTAAAATTAGAAACGATAGAAAAATATTATATTTAGATTTATTTGGATATGATAAAATAAAATATTTAATAAATATTAAAAATGAAAAAACCAATTTTCATAGAATTTTAAGTGGATTACTAGATATACACAACTTTTTTATTAAACAAACAAATACAGATATGTGTAGTTATGTTAATGATTGGACAATATTTAGTAAAGTCAGAATTTTTTTTAAAACAATTATAGAAAAATTTTTGATTTATTTTACATATTTAGTTTTTTTAATAAAAAAATATATACCACATAAAATTAAAGATTATACACTGTATAAAATATTATCAAAAATAACATATGAGACATATGTAATTTTATTACAAAGTTATTGTATATAATATTAAATTAGTAAATTCTTTTTTTATTTTTACTAGTTTTATTTTTTCCCCAAAAATTTAATACATATTTCTTTTTTTTAGAGCTTTTAACAGTTTTTTTCTTTTTTTCATTTGCTGGAGTTGTTTTTTTAGTAATAATATTTTCTTCAGTTTTGTTTTCACTTTTATCTTCTGGTCGATAACTTAAAAACCATTCATCATATTCAGTTGTGCCTTTTTTACTTTTTAACTCTTTAAATTTTTCCGCCTTTTCAGCCCTTAATTCTTCAATAGAATCTTGATGGCCATAACATGTAATACTAAATCGTCTTAGCAATCCTTTTTGTTCTAATCTATTTTTTTGTTGTACTTCAAATAAAAATTTAGACATGCACAAAATTCTATCAGAAAATTCAGTAAAATATGGTCTATTAGTATACAAAAATGCTAATGAAAAACTTAACATAGTGTCAATTGTAGCTATTTTAACACTTTGACCATTATGTTTAATTACATTATAACTGTGACATCCGATTGGTTTGTATATGAAAGCTACTGAATCATTTCCTACTTTGATTTCGTAATGCTCCGGAACAGTTTCACCAACTGGTTGTCTTTTTAAAATTTTAACATTTTTAATATTAATATCTTTTAAACGTTCTTTAATAATTTCGGCAGTTATTTCTGGGTCATTTGACAATACATCAAAATCAGCAATTTTTTTTAATTTTGTATGTAACTTTCTGGGCATATACTCAGAATAAAGTGATAAAGCGTATCCTCCAAAAAAAACTACCCCTTGATTAACAAGCGTATTTTGAACTGATTCATAGATTTCATCTTCATGTGATGAGTCTTCCATTTCTCTTTGAAAATTAATATTATGACAATTTATTGAAACTAGAGGATAATGTTTATTCAAAATAGTTAATCTTTTAAGAACTTTTTCCCATCTGCTAGTATCACCTGCTGGTCTACTAAGCTCTAAATACATTGACATTCTTAAAAAATTGGGTGGAGCATATAAAATGCCTGCTACTCTTAAAGAATCTTTTCTTAAAGCATTAAAAATTTCTTTTGGCGTATTAGTTAAATCAGCAATAGGCATATAATTTACATAAACTTTGAATGTCCCATGATGTTGTCCGGATTTTGCTTCGACATCTGTAAATCCTTCTTTAAAATAAATATCAGATAATTCTTTTGCATCTTCTAATGCGTTTACTGTAAAAAAATCATAGTCTGGAATTTCAACTTCTTTATTATAAAACTGGTCTTCTTTTGGTAGAATATTATTAATTGCTGTTCCACCGTAACAAATTAAATTTTTTCTTTTAATAAAATTCTCTACTATTTTTATTATTTTTTGTACATCTTCTGAATTTACAATTCGTTTACCTATTTTTTCTTCCGCTTTGTCAACTGCCATTCTTAGAATTGTTAATTCACAATCTTGAAAAGACAAATCCTTACAAATTTTTTGTTTCATATATATTATAAATATTTATTTATAATATATGTAAAAATTATATATTTTTACAATTACAATTATAATCATTTTTAATTTCAAAAAAAGTTCCAGCTAAATGAGGTATTCTTTTAGGTTTTTTACATATTTGACAAAAATCTTTTTTAAAAATAGTATTACAAGAATTACATTGATACTCAGTTTCATTTATTACAATAAATTTTCCAATTAAATTCGGTACTTCTTTTGTTTGTTTACAAACTATACAGTCATAATTTACTCGTTTTGTCTTTGAATATGATAACCCCATTTTAATAATATATATTTATTTTTTAAGTATATATTATTATATGTATTATATATAAATGGATGATTTTTTACCTCCTCAACCAGGTTTACAAGAAGCACACGATATGCAACAACAAATGATTCAAAGACCTAGACCTACACCAAGACCATCAAAACCACAAACACCAGTTCCGTATGGAGGAAAATCTAGGAAACATAAAAAATCAAGGAGATATAGAAAATCAAGAAGACACAGAAAATCAAGAAGATAAATCTGCCGCTTTTTTGTTTCTTCTTGATTTTCTTTTCTTTTTAGTTTCTTCTGCGGACTTAGTTTCTTCAGAAGTATCAGATTCTCTTGCGGTTTTAACTTCTTCATGAGGTTCTTCAAATTCCCTTACTTCATCAGCAGTTTTAACTTCTTCGTCAGATTTTGGCTCTTCAAACTCTGTTACTTCATCGCCAGTTTTGGTTTCTTCGTGAGTTTTCATTTCTTCAACCTTCGGTCCTTCCTCAGCTTTAGGTTTTGATTGAAATAATCCCATTTAATAATAATATATATTTATTTTTTAAGTATATATTATTTAAGTTATTTAAAAATCAAAACTATAAAAATCAGTTGTAACATTTCTAGTAGCATATGATAAGGCTGGGTCTTGAGGTGTTGCCTCAGGTATTATTACTGGTTGGTATCTTAAGTCTTGTGGTTTCAAACAAAAAGCATATGTATAATTATCAAAAAATGCTGTGTTTTGTATTAAATAATTATCAACTATTTGATAACGCATTGCTACCATTTGGCAACCAGCATCTTGAGATAAAACACCATTTGGATTTGCTGGATTGGACCCACTATCTGGAAAAACAATTGTCATGTTTCTTTTATTATATTCTCTCAATTCATCTAAATCTGGATTATTTTTAACATCATAATAACTATATGCTCTCATAAATATAGAATTACTTGTCATATTAACGTATTCCATTAAATCTTTATTTTCTAAAAATGCCGTATTGTCTCGGTCAAAAATAAGAATAACTTTATTCATAAAATTTAGCAAAGGCTGACCGCCTAAGTTATGTCCAGCAGTTTCATAACTATATTCTTTTCCTAATAATATTGAATCATAAGATTTAAAAAGTGTTGCTAAATTTGTGTACATATTTTGATTATTAGACATAAACCTCAAATGAACAATTATTGGGTCAGTAAAATTTGGTGCGGTGCTACCTGAAAAAGCATAATTTTGAATTGTATTCATAACATCAGTAAAATCTACAGAATTATATGTTTCTTTTATATAATAATTGTCTGCTGTGCTTGTTGCTACAACGGGTTTATTATCAATTGAATAAATTTCAAAATCCAATCCTCTTACACCTTGCTTTAAAACAGCTTTCAAATTACAAATATCAACAACATCATTTTTATATGAACCACCAGAACAAGCATTGTAAGCTGTTTTAATATAATATTCATTTAAATTACCACTACAATCAGGGTCATTTGCGCTTATTGAACGTAAATTACCGTTTAATGAACCATATATATCATTCATAAAATCACATTCCCTACTAGGTAGCTTTGTTAAATATATTATATATACAATCATGAAAATTACTAATAATAAAATAAAGCCTAAAATCATATTACTAACAAAATCTTCTTTCATATTTGATATACTACTTAAAGCATTATTTAATGGATTTGCTGCTGGTGCTGGACTAGACATACTTAATATATTATATTATTTTTAAATTTTATTAAACATTAGAAATAAATATTATGATAATTATAATTGATTTAGAATTAAATAACTATATATATTAATAAAATGGCAGGAGGTCTTATGAATTTAGTTAGTGAAGGACAACAAAATATAATATTAAATGGTAATCCTAGCAAAACTTTTTGGAAAGGCGTTTATCAAAAATATACAAATTTTGGTCTTCAAAAATTTCGTGTAGATTTTGAAGGCGCACGAACGCTCCGTCTTACAGAAGAATCTACATTTACGTTTAAGATTCCAAGATATGCGGACCTTCTTATGGATTGCTATTTAAGCGTTGAATTACCAAATATATGGTCCCCAATTTTGCCACCACAAACAGTTGTAAATTCAGCAGGAGAAACTATATACACTCCTTGGGCTCCGTATGAATTCAAATGGATTGATAATATTGGCGCACAAATGATAAGTGAAATACTAATCACTTGTGGAAATCAAACACTCCAACAATATTCTGGGCAATATCTTTTGTCCGCAGTTCAGAGAGATTTTACTGGAACAAAAAAAGCATTGTTTGACCAAATGTCTGGTAATGTTCCAGAGCTTAATGACCCAGCAAACGCAGGCACACGTGTAAACGCATATCCAAATGCTTATTTTACAATAAATCCAGCAGGGGCCGAGCCAAGCATAAGAGGTAGAATAATTTATATACCATTAAATTCGTGGTTTGGTTTAAAAACTCAAATGGCATTTCCTTTAGTGGCTTTACAATATAACGAGTTACAAATAACAGTAACCTTTAGACCAATAAATCAATTATTCAGAATTCGTGACGTGTTTGATTATACGAATAATTTTCCGTATATTGCTCCTAATTTTAATCAATATTATCAACAATTTTATAGATTTCTTCAACCTCCTCCCGATATTGAGTTAGGACCTACATCATATATAGATACAAGAACAATTTGGAATTCTGATATAAATTTAAATTGTACTTATGCTTTTCTATCTAATGATGAGGTTAAATTATTTGCTAAGAATGAACAAAAATACATGTTTAAGCAAGTTTACGAAAGTATTTTCTATAATGTTACAGGAGCAAATAAGATTCAAATGGATTCAATGGGATTAGTAACAAGTTGGATGTGGTATTTACAGCGAAGCGACGCAAATTTAAGAAATGAATGGTCTAATTATACAAACTGGCCATATAATTATATTCCTAGTGATTTACAATTGGCGCCTACGGCAGGCCCATTTCCAAATCCAGACCCTGCTCCAGCAATAGGAACTCCAACTCATATTGGTCCAGGATTAAATCCCTGGGGAACCTTAAGTGGTCTAATGATTACTGGAGATTATAGTATGCAGAACACCAAACAAATATTATTAGGGCTTGGAATCCTTTTAGACGGTCAATACAGAGAGAATATTCAACCAGCAGGTATTTACAATTATATTGAAAAATATACAAGAACTGCTAGTAATGCTCCGGATGGACTATATTGCTATAATTTTTGTTTAGATACATCGCCTTTCAATTTACAACCATCTGGCGCAATTAATATGAATCGTTTTAATCAGATAGAGTTAGAATTTACAACAGTTATTCCACAATTAGACCCTTTAGCGCAAGTATTGTCTATTTGTGACCCTGAAACAGGAGATATTATTGGTATAAATAAGCCAACATGGCGAATTTACGATTATAATTTTAATTTAGTAATATTTGAAGAGAGAATAAATATGGTTACATTTGTTGGTGGCAATGCTGGCTTACAATACGCTACTTAAAATACATAATTTATTTCTTTAAGCCACTTTGAAATTAATATATTATAAGTTTCTTTAAGCCACTTTGAAAATATATATTGTAATATTACAAATTTTTCACAAAAGTCCAAACGCAAAACTAAAAATGGACATTTATAAATGTCCATTTTTGAAAAGGGGCTAAGGACTTTTGAAAAAAACATGTTTTTACTGCATAATTAAAAATTAGCGTCTCACGACAAATTATAAATTTTTCATTTTGTTAGCATATTTTTTTTATTATTTCTTCAATAAAGAATTTAGGAACTTTTTTTGTTAACAATGTATATAACAAATGTTAACAAATTTAGTTCAAAAAGTTCCAACTAATTTTGTTTGTGAATTTTGTAACTATTCAACATCACGTAAAAGCCAATACGATAGACATAATTTGACATCTAAGCATAAAAAACTAACAAATAATAACAAGTTAAGTTCAGAAAGTTCTGATATACTTAGTTGTAAAAATTGTAATAAAATATACAAATCACGTGTTGGATTATGGAATCATAAAAAAAAGTGTATACAAAATATTTGTAAAGAAACTCAAGAAAATATTATAGACATTTCTGATAAAAATTTAATACTTACATTGATAAATCAAAATAATGAACTACAAAAACAGATGTTAGAAATAATTAAAAATAACACAAATACAAACGTTAGTAATTCAACTAATATTAATTCGCATAATAAAACATTTAATCTTCAATTCTTTTTAAATGAAACATGTAAAGACGCTATGAATATTATGGATTTCGTTGATTCTATTAAAATTCAGTTAGCTGATATAGAAAGCATTGGTGAACTTGGGTTTGTTAATGGTATGTCTAAACTTATTATTAAAAATTTGAAAGCACTAGATGAAAACATGAGACCTGTTCATTGTAGTGACCCAAAAAGAGAATCTTTATATGTTAAAGATGCAAATGTTTGGGAAAAGGAAGATTCAGAAAATAAAAAAATAAAAAAGGCAATCAAATACATTTCCCATAAAAATATTTGTGCGATTCCTGAATGGAAAGCAAAATATCCTGATTGTATTTATAGTGATTCCAAAAAAAGTAACCAATATAATCACATTGTAATAGAATCAATGGGTGGGTCTGGAGATAACGATTCAGAAAAAGCAGACAAAATAGTAAAAAAAATAGCAAAAGAAATAACTATTGATAAAAATAATTAATTTTCTTTAAGCCACTTTAAAAATATATATTGTAATATTACAAATTTTTCTCAAAAGTCCAAACGCAAAACTAAAAATGGACATTTATAAATGTCCATTTTTGAAAAGGGCCTTAGGACTTT